ATTAAATCGCCTGTAAAGCCCTCTAAGGGCGTTTTAGAGTCTTTTATGTCAGGTCTTATAGGGGTGACTTTAATATAGCTCCAATTTTTTTTTGAGAGGTGCATATATATACATACACGACGCGCCTTCGGAAGGGGGGGTCTATTCCTCGCCATCTGCCTTATTATCGTCTTGCAAACCATTAGACCCATCGAAGCGTTTACGAGTCACGTTAAGAGTGATGCCAGTATCGCCCGTCATTTCCACCGCCTTTAATTTTGGACTGACAAACTCCGCAATCTTGCCCCATGCTTGAATAGATTCTTTTTGGTTTCCTACACTTGGATCACTCTCCGCCAGTTCATCTAACTTAACCGCTTGCTGTGCCATTTTCATAACAGGGTCGAACTGTTCGCCATACATATCCTGCAACCTGTTTAATAGAAACTTGCTGTTCTTATTCATTGAACCTTTAGGTCTCGCCATAGTTTTTAACTCCTACTTGTTTGATATTGCTAAGAATTAATTGATCATATTTTAACCAATTATATCATATATTCCCCTCTTATCGTATTTTAATACCCTTTCGTCGCAAATAGACGATTTCTGCTTGATTTACACATGTAAAGGATTAATATGGGAACCATCAACAGCAAACAACCAATTAGGAGTTACAACAATGATTAACATTAAAGACATAGTAGATAGCGCAATCCAAGCAAACATAGCAGACTATAAAGAATTAGTAGTCAAATATAATCGTTATGGTAGATGGGCAGACAATACCAGCAACAAAAAAGATGCAAGAAACTACCAAGAAATGTCTTGGGGATATTTAAGCGAATTTGACCAAATCAAAAAAACTTTGGTTCGAATATTCCCAGACCACGAACAATACATTAACGACAAACTGATACAGGTAAGAATTTCGTTAGAAAAGTAATTATATCGAGCGCATTAGCAATAGTGCGCTTTATTATAATTATTTAACTTAACTTGGAGATATAACAATGGAAATTACAAACTTTGATAACTTTGCATACTGTGAGACTGTAGGACTAGCTAACTGCTTTAAGGCTTTGAGCGAATTAGCAGGGCATCATTATGTTGATGTTGCGGCTGTGGGATTCAATGATAATAGTGGCTATGTATATATAGCACTTGAGCAAGATGTAACTATTTGCTCGCTACTTGGTCGCGATGTTGAATATCTGGCTCACTGTCCTGCTACTGGCGAGGAGTTTTTCTTTGATAATTATCAAGATGCACTGGATAAAAGCGTTGCACTGTGGGAAGCAGAGGCTAAACACTGGGAGCAAAGCGCATAGTTAATTCATCGAGCCTATTAGCAATAGTAGGCTTTATTGGATTAATTAACTTAACTTAGAGGCAATTAATTATGAGTGAAGATATCAAAAAACAAGTGTTGCATATAGTAAAACAATTAGAAGAGGGCGTAACTTTCGAATACTGCGGAATGAACGCAGAAGAGTATGACCGAGAGCCTGAAGATATTATAAGCGGTTTAGATTATTTAGAAGATGCGCTTGATATTCAATACATAGTAAATGGTGAGGGTGAATATTTAGGGGCGCGGGTGTTGGTTGCGTTTGGTGGACCTAATATATGGATAGACACGCTTAACGAGCGCGTAGAGGGTGCGTGGTGGGGTGACAAATACAACGCGCATTATGTTAATGATGATATGGATATCAACGAAGCATTGCGTATGCTTTGGGAATGTAGCGGGCAACAGTAGGCTTTATTGGATTAATTACACTTAGAGGAAAGACAATGAATACATATATTGAAATAAAAGAGTTGATACCTGTAATACTTGATTTGGGTTGGATTGTTAAAAATGACACTTGGACAGATTGCCCTTATTACATTTATGAGCAACTAGAAGCAGATTACAACTGCGATGCTTTATTTGACTAGAGGATAAATAAAATGACTATATACGATAGAAACTGTAACGCGACTCGATACCTAGCAATTAAGGATATGGAACGCAGAGAAAAACGCAAATCAATTAACGCGCATCTGTGGCTGTTTACCTGTATGGGTTTATATATGTGCTTGATGGTTCAAATAATGAGGTCTGTACTATGAGATATGTTGTTGTATGGTTTACTGATGCGGGGCAACATGCGCTCCGCTTTCCAACCCTTGAGCAAGCGAATAAGTTTAAGGATATTCTAATAGCAGATGAACATGATGAAATATATGTTTCAGAGGTTATAAGCGAGGTTAAAAAGTAACCCTGTAGGTTGGTATACCCTCACCCATTAGACGCGCTTAGAAATCCCTCTAGGCGCGTTTTTTGCGCTTCCAAGTATAGACCTGCCTACTTGCCCTGATATTTATCTCTTAGGTAATTCATAGAGACTGGCAATTCATCACAGCTACCATCTACAACCTCGTTTAATATCCAAATCCCACGCCATGAACCATTGGTTTGAGCAGTCAAATAATCCTCATCGTGTTGGTAGTAGATACCTGAGAACAAGCCTAAAATATTCCTTCCGTCTGCTCTGCGAGCATAGGCAATGTCCCTATCTTGAACGTGTCCCATTACACACGACATCATCTTTTTAGACAGCATATTCCTAGCACTAGAGACTGGTCTGCCCATGATGCCACTGGTGAAGTAATGACTGTAAGCTATCCCATCTATGACTGCTACCTCTAAGAAATCATAGACCTCAAAACCAAACTCGCCTAGCTTGAAATCATGGTAGCCTATCAGACCATCTAGTTTTGGATCGGCTTCAATAGCGCGTTCAATTCGTTGCTCATGGTTTCCGATAGTGAATACCAGTCGTGGATTCCATTGCTTGTGCTTGTTCTTGATGAGTCGCTGTTGTTCTTCTCTGATAGGCTCGATGAATGCTTCCATTGCCCTGATGCCTGACTCAATGTCATCTGTGTAGCGTCTACCCTCAAAGGACTTCTTGCCGATGTCCCATGAACTAAGGCTAGGCATATCAAAATGATCGCCAATATGGATAATAACATCGGGTTTTTTATCAACAGCATATAGTCCTGCCCATCTTAGATGGTCAATAGGTTGGTTAGGTTTAACTTGGGTATCAGGTATTACAAGATGCTTGGTCATTCTCTTACCTCGCGTGGTGTATTATAGTGATTCCAAAAATAAAATCTAATGCTGTTTATTTATACAGTACATACCAAAATGTAATGGTTCGTTGCGGTTACTGGTGAACCAAGCCAGTTACACAGGCTAACGCCTTAACCTAGAGGAGTAATAGTGTTGCAATGACGCCACCGCCAATTACGATTAACTCGGAACGCTTGAACGTGTACTCTTTCTTTAGCCACGCCATTACTTCTTGTCTTGTTTCCCTAAGTTCTGCTTGCGCCTCATCAATAGCTTTATCGGCTGAATCGTGAGCGTCTTTGATTGCTTTTTCTACATTCTTCTTAGGCATGATTTACCCCTTAAAATGGTACATCTTCTGAGATAAAGCTCGCTTGCTTTTGCGGAGCTTCGTTAAATATAACCTTAACATTACCTAGAATGGGCGGTCTTTCTTCACCTGCTTCACGCTCTTCTTTGGTCATGCTTTGCGATATGAACCCATGATTACCATACTGGTCTTCTTCACTTGGGTTGATAAAGGTAGTCAGGTTTACATACTTTGCCACTGACCCATCTTTCTTGGTTACTTCTTTGATGCGCGACTTATCAATCTTTGTCACATCTATAGATACTGAAACACCTATCTTACTCATGTTAAATTCCTCACTTCTGATTTGATTTCCTCTACGGCTAAGCTAATTTGCTCCGCCAGTTTTGCAATGAACTCTTCATCGCGCTCTACCCTTACAATAAAGGGCTTCATATCAGGGTGATAGGACATAAAATCCCACCATTCTCTGCCTGTAATATACAAGCAACCCTGTACCTGAGCATAATGCTTACTCGGACATACGCCCTTTCTACTCCATGCTATGTGGTTCTTTGGGGCAGGGCATTTGAACTCTACCCCACCATCATCATTAACTAATCCATCAGGGCTACAACCGAACTCTCCTGAGTCATCTAGTATAAACCCTACTTCTTCTACGTCAACACCATTCATAAATTCATAGGTTGCTCTGGCTTCAGGCTCTAACTCTGTGCCTCTCTGCATCCACTCATTAACGTAGATAGGCTCACGCTCCCCTGTGATTCTCTCTGCAATCATCTCACTAATATAATCATCAGCAGATGCACTAGGCTTCCCTGCCGTAGTGACTAACTTGCTAAACTGACTGGCACTTGGTCTGCCTAACCTAGCGTCCAACCATTCCTGAGTGCCTTGCTCAGCTTGCAGTATTTGCAATTTTCTTCTCCAACATTGAGATAGCCCTATCATACTGGGCTACTGATAACTCATCAACAGTCTTGCACTTAAACACCTGACAGAACTTCTCAACATCGCTCTCTGTTTTTTCAAGCAACTGTTTTAACTTAGCTGATTGTATCTCAGTAATAGGCGCATCTGATACAGCCAGTGGCAGGTCTTCCCCTGCGTATATGTAATGACCCAACCCAAACATAGCAATACACTTAACTAAGCATCGCATTCTAGCATCACTCACATCTCTTGATGTTGGGTTTACAATAGCTTTATTCCTATGATCCATCACAGGTAGCCACATACGTCTAGTGATACCCTCGATAGTCAACTCTACCTCTACCTCAACAGTACCATTGGGGTCTACATTAGGCTCATCGTAAAAGTAAGTAGCTTCAGGGTAATACTTCATCAGTGTACCCCAAGCATACGCCCATGAAAGGTAACTTAAGTTACCCTTCTTCTCAATATGTTTTGATACGTCAATCGCTGACAGTGTTGTCCATACGTTACTCATCTTTCACTCCTCATAATCTCTAACATTTGATCATCACTATAATATGGTCTGCACTGCTCTTTAGAATACGCATCGCCATAGCCATAGTAATAGTTCTCGTTTTCACATTCTCTGGCAGGATGCCCATGAATGCAGTCATACTCTCCGCGATCATAGTCGCTCATATTATTTAAATCAGACATATCTATACTCCATTTGTGTAATGTGTTCTTCAATATAATCAACAGTCTTCTTGTTGAACTCCGCCATGCAAGCCTCAACTAGCTTGCCTATCTTATCATAGTTTTGCTCAGATACAGCCTCTAAAACCTGACTGTGATAACTTTCTATGATACCCATATCACCTAGATACTCACCAACAAATACCTCTTGCAGTAGAATAGAATCATCGCGCAACAAATCTGTAGTGTATTGCCACGCAGTATCTTCTATCTCTTTACTGGTGCTGTCCATGTTAATCAAAGGGAACTGAGTCTCTGCTTTACTGAAGTTATACTCTTCAAATATGATTGGTCTATCCATTTTGCTTTCCTCTTTTGTGTATGTGTACCGACATATTAGTTAATGTTTACACCCATGTCAATATTTATTTGCAATTTAATTTACATTAGTGTATGATGGCATTTCACAAACACGAATGAGGAAGTCAAAAATGAGTAAATTTTTACAGCAAGTCCATAAGCGTATGGGCAAAAAGAGAATGCAGTTTGTTAGCAACATAGAAGACCACGATGTAATGATTGTGGATTTAGAAGATGGGTACGTTAATCCAAATCAAAATGAGTTCTCTTGGGTATATGGAAACGATTGGGAAAGCCCGCTTTATGTTGTTTTTGAAGATTTAAAGTATTGGCTAGACTGCGTTGTGTATGACCCAGAGCATTGGGAAATAATGACTGGCAATAAGATGACTAAATAGGAGACATCATGGATATTAACAAATCGTTAGACTTTTACATGACTACACACCGCATGACCCAAGCTGATATAGCTAGAGAGGGTGGACTATCCCCTGCTACTGTTAGTTTGATAAGAAACAACCATCGCGACCCAAGCTGTTCTACACTGGTGGCACTGTCTGATCTATTCCAAGTGCCAGTCAGCGAGTTTATTAGGGCAGGTGAACATGGATAAGAAAGGTTACTACGCAATCATCCCTGCTAACGTCAGATACGATGAGAGTCTAACACCTAACGCTAAACTTTTATATGGTGAGATCACTGCACTTTGCAATGAGAAAGGATATTGTTGGGCAACTAATGGATACTTTGCAGAACTATATAACGTCAGTAAGGTTTCTATCAGTAAGTGGATAGGTAGTCTTAAAGACGCAGGCTACGTCAGCATTGAGATGGAGCAGGATAGGGGTACTAAACAAATCTTAAATAGGTATATAAGATTACTTAATGGGGGTATTAAAGAAAAGTTAAATACCCCACAAAGAAAAGTTAAAGACCCTATTAAAGAAAAGTTTAAGGATAATAATACAGTTAATACTACATCTAATATTACAGTTAATAATATAGATCATTTTGAATCATTCTGGACTGTTTACCCAAGAAAGGTTGGCAAGGCACAAGCTAAGAAAGCATGGGATAAACTTAATCTTAATGACAATACTGTAATGTTGATAGCTGAGAACATTGCATTGAGGATTAAACATGGCGAGTGGAGTGATGCGAACAAAACATTCATTCCCCATGCGTCAACTTATCTAAACAATGCAAGGTGGGAAGATGAGGTTGAAGCCCCTACACTAACTAAGGTGGCGAAAAAACCTGATCAAATAAAGAAACGCGATATTGAACTCGCATTAACCGATAGATCATGGGCTAACTAGGAGTACACAATGACACAAGTAGAGAGAGTATTAAAATATTTAGAAGATGGTAAGAAGCTAACCTGCCTGAATGCGTTTGAGGAACTGGGCATCACACAGGTGGCGGCTAGAATCTTTGAGTTGAAAGAACAGGGTCACGACATAAAGACTGACCGCAAGAGTGTAACCAATCGCTACAATGAGAAGTGTAGTGTAGCTGAATACTACATGGAGAATTGATATGAGTCAGTATTGGGTAGCAAAAGAGATTGATATAAATTGTCCGAAATGCGGTGATGTTTTAAGTAGTAGACAAGAACCATCTGATGACCCTGACTATGAGTTTTATATTGAAGCAGGTTGCATTGAATGTTGTACTTTAATTCAGCATAAGTATCCTACTGAACAGTATCAGAAAAAAGTACACGATTATCTTTTAAACAGTAATGAGTGGATAGAGCCAAATGAATAGAAAAAAACATGGCGGTGAAAATCTGTATAAGTTTGTGGGAACTACTACTGACAAGTTTATCAAAGGCGATTCATACACTTATCGTGAGTTAGCAGAAAAAACTGGTCTTGCCATTGCCACATTAAGGACTAGAATGGGGCATATTGAGGGCAAGGTTATTACAGATCAGGTGATTGCCCCTAAAAGAAAACCATTTTGCAGGGCAGATGGCACTAATTACAGTGGTGCTGTTGTCATACCTGATAGATGTGAGACTGAATCTGAGAAGATGATGAACAAATATTTAAGGATGTGCCTATGAATGGTTCTGCGTGGACAGTCAACTGCCCTAAAAAGCTATCTATGTACACTGAGTTTGTTAAACAGATGTATGAGAAGCACAAGTACGTTACGTTTGAGTACAAGATAGGCAAGCCTAGAAGCATCAAACAAAACAATGCTATGTGGGTGTTCTGTAAGGAGATAGCCAAAAGGTGTAACGATGCAGGGTTTCCTTGTGTAATCACAAGCCCAGTATTGAGCAAGCCTATTGAATGCCCTTGGACTGACCGCAGTGTGATGGACTTGATATGGATGACAGTTCAAAGAGCCATGTATCCTAACAAGGATGAAAGCAGTAGGCAGTTGTCCACAGATGAAGTACCATTGGTAGCTGAAACAATAACCAGACACTTGGCAGAACAATATGGACTTTATGTATCATTCCCTACAAAGGATTTTAAGAATGGCAATAAAACGTGATGCGGCAGACAAATGGTTTAGTGATGTAGTCAGGAAGAAAGCAGGTCATGTGTGTGAAAGCTGTGGCAAGGTAGAGGGTAGAATGGAATGCGCCCACATCTATGGTAGGTCTGCTAAGTCAGTCAGGTGGTCAATGGATAACGCTGTATGTCTATGTCACTACTGCCACATGAAGTTTACTGCTAACCCACTGGAGTTTACTAAGTGGCTAGAGGAGACGCTAGGTCAGGGACACATGGAAATGTTGAGAGAGAAGTGGCAGGTCTTAATGAAGACTAACAAGTTGTTGAGAAAAGAAATAGCAAAGCATTACAGGGAAGAGTTTAAGAAGATGGATGAAGATGAAAACTACGAACCAATCAGTTATAACTGAGGTGTAATATGAGTGATCAAATATTAGGCATTATGTTTGACAAGATAGACCAGTATGGGTTGACTGAGATACGAGAAGAGTTAATAAATGTAATGAGTGCGGCTGTCTATAGCAATGCTAGTGGGTACGCTAGATATGAAATAGTTAAGTTATGGGACTTGGTTGAAGAAGAGATAGCTAAACAATCTGAACCACCGACTGAAGAGCAGTTGAGCCTTGAGCATCCTGAGATGTTTGATGAAGAATAATTTATTCCCCTAGTAGGTCTTTGCCCCATGAAATTGGGGCTTTTTTTTGTTATAATAGGTCAATGTCTAAGTCCCTATTAAAACGTATTGGCGTATCTGGTTATAACAAACCTAAACGCACACCTAAGCACCCTACTAAGTCTCATGTTGTAGTAGCTAAAGAGGGTGATAAGGTAAAGACTATAAGGTTTGGACAGCAAGGTGTTCGTGGTGCAGGCAAGAAGCCAATGACCGCTAAAGATAAGGCTAGACGTAAATCATTCAAGGCTAGACATAGAAAGAACATATCTAAAGGTAAGATGTCTGCCGCATACTGGGCTAACAAAGTTAAATGGTAGGAGAATACTATGCCACAAGGTACTGGAACATACGGGTCGCAAGTAGGTAGACCAAAAAAGAAAAAGAAAAAGTCATTATTAGGAATGGGCAATGGCAGTAAACGCGGCAGGTAATTACACTAAGCCAACCATGCGTAAGAACCTGTTTAACAGAATTAAAGCAGGTAACAAGGGTGGTAGTTCAGGGCAATGGTCAGCGCGTAAGGCGCAGATGCTTGCTCGTATGTACAAAGCTAAAGGTGGTGGGTACAAGTAATGCTTGCTAAATCACAGCGTAGCCTAAAGAAGTGGACTAAGCAGGATTGGGGTACTAAATCAGGTAAGCCCAGTACGCAGGGTTCAGAGGCTACAGGGGAAAGATATCTTCCTAGAAAGGCTAGACAAGCCCTATCACCACAAGAGTATGCCGCTACATCAGCAAAGAAAAGAAGAGATACTGCCGCAGGTAAGCAGTTTAGCTCTCAACCCAAGAAGATCAGAAAGAAAACCAGACGCAAATCTTTACTAGCTTAGTATTGCCAGACCACTGGTGTAGTTTCTCGAATGTCTACATGGATGAATGTCTTAGCAACACCTACTCCAGTAAACCCTAGACGCATTGCCTCACTAACAATCTTGTATCTCTCTGCACCATTAGCTACCATGATGTCTGCCGCTATACCTTGTGCATGTGTACCTGCTTTAGACTTACGCGCCTCAATGGGATGTGATGGATCACGATAGCCAGATGATATGTTAAATGAGAAACCACAGGCTTCTCTCAACTCATCTAACTTATGGATGAACTCTTCTTTCATCTCATTTTTGCCAGTACACTGACAGTCAAACTCACTCAACTTAAAATACTTAAACATTATTCACCTCGATATGGGTTAGCTAAAAAGTCCATGCCCTGCCAGAGTGCCTCTACTTCCTTGTCAATCTTGTCTAGCTTACCCTGTATCTTATCACTATTCTCTGTAGCAAGTTTAGCTTTTTCAACAGTCACCTGCATCTCTGTAACTAACTTCTCTACATCAACTACTCTTTCCTGTAAGGCTATCAATTCCTTTTGACGCTCCATAATAGTCTCAAGATTACTACCTAACCCAACTAACTGCTCTTGCATCTCAGTTGTATCAGGTATCTGTATAGCCTCTACAGTTTCTAGCCTTGAGTACAAACTACTGGCTGTCCATACAGTACCACCAATACTTGTACCTATCGTCAGGACTATAGCAATCCACACACCTTTAAGTTTAGTGCCACCTATATTAACCTCTGTGTCAGCAAGCATTAATATTCCTCACAGTAGAAACATTCAACAGTAGGTCCAGTCTGGTAGAAGTCACCCTCTTGACCTGCACCCAACACATCAGCCGCACTTACAAATGCGCCCTCTAAACTGTACATCATAACTACGTTAGTGGTGTGGAATGTCAAAGAAGCATACCCTGTAGACGAATCAAATGACGCATCATAAGCATTCATAAAGTCTTCACCCATCATGTCTACTTCAGCCTGCATATCCTGTACCAAAACCTCATCATTCTGTACTGCAACAAAGGCGGCAAAGGTTTGGGCTGTCTCTTCTACAGTATCTAAGGACTCATTATACACATCAACGTGTACATCAGTTATCTCAACGTCATTGTTAGCAATGAATGACTGTATCTCCTGCGCTTGTACAGCATCACCACTTTCCTGAACCTCTTCAGCCATGTCATTAACTGTGACTGCTGTTATAAGTACCTCTGACGCGCCCACAAATGCGCTTATAGCTGTGTTAAGCTCAACCCTAGCCTCATCTACCTGTTCGTCTACAAACTCGTTAGCGGACATTGTATACACTGCTTCTGTTGTCATTTGTAAAGCATTGTTATAGGCTTGTGCTTGCTCGTAAGTTAGCTTGCTGTCATCAACTTCACTATCAGGGGAAATTAATCCTTGCTCAGATAATGTTTGTAAGGCTGATACTCTTTGTATACCCTGATCAAATGTGTCTACGATGCTCTGACTAGTATTAACTAGGTTAGTTACATCAAGACTCTGGGCGGAAACGCTCAGACACGCTAAGATTGTCGCTAGTATCTTCTTCATTTACTTCTACTCCTATGCCTAGTAGTTGATTGTAGTGTGTTTCTTTCTTTTTGTAGTCAGGAATAAATAATGTCGGGTTATTCTTCATGGCTATAAAAGCATTCTTACCAAATACCATACGACCATTAACTAATATGGGGCATGGTGTTCCTGCAATAAACATGGCTGTCCAATTGTTGATGTTCTGACACATTCTAGACACTGACGCTATAGACATTCCCATGTCCTTTAAAACCTTACTATCTTTTCTTCTGTTACATTCTTCATCTTGAACATAACGCCCACCATTGATACCAAGAACATCTATCTGCATACCACCACTGGCTGATCGCAAGCAAGTATCATTGCCTGATGACATAAGTGATGGTGCTATAGCGGTGTTTACAGGATTGGGTTTGCCACTGCCTGCTCCTATGTTTTGCGTTGTTGTGCTAGTTGTATTGTTATTACTGTTCACTGTAGAGTCTTGCGTGTTGTTATTCAGATCGCCATTCTGTTGGCTGTCTGACGCATACACTGATACAGAAAATAACAGTAAAAGTAATAGTCTCACTTACGCAAACTCATTAACTTAGACACGCCCTTAATGCCAAAAGAACTAGATATAGCTATAAACAACAACATTTGATACCACTCAGGCAGTCCAGACAAAGCAATAAATCCATCTTCTACTCTATCCACAATCTCTGGATCACCTACAACAATGGAGTAACCAATCATAAATATAGGCACAGATAATACTATGGTCCAAAACTCATCTTTCCAAGAGTTAGCAGAAGCATCAGCCATTTTAGATTCCCAGTCACTATCACTTTGTATAACTTTCATCTTAGCTTCATGTTTAGCTTGCTTCTCTTCTGCCTTGTTTTTTAAGAATCCACCTGCAAGATTTGCTACTGGTCCTATTAACGATTGCCACATACTACGCTCCAATCAGTTTCATCATACTGCCAATCCCAAGAGAATCCCCAACTAACACAACTGCGCCACCTAAAGCTAACCACTTAATCTGTAGTAAAGACTTGTTAATATTGTGTAACTCATCTCTTAACTCAGACGTAGCGTTATGCAGTCTTGTCAGTTGACTTGAATGATTATCTACACGCCATTCCAATTTGCTTACCCTTGGTTCTAATTCGCCCATTACTTTTCCTCAGAAAAACTTTCCTTTATTGAATTAGCATACGCATTTATAAGAACATTAACCTCTTGTGATCGCATATCTAATTGACTTAGTTCAGCGCGTAATGCATTGATTCTTTGCACCTGTACAATCTGACCTTCATCTAAGTCTTCTTCCATATATTCTTTGTCATCTATTGTAATCATTACCAAGGTGTCCCTACGATAATTGTTGGAGATGCCTGTTCAGCTAGGTCAGCATCAAGAGAGGCTTCTAGTGCAGTTGTATCTAATGCACCTTGCACCCATGCGATTACGTCTGCTTCAGTTAAAGCATCATAAGCTGTGTAGCCATCAGCGTCAGCGTCAGGAGTAAAGCTTACAGTACCGTATGAAGTAGCTACGTTCTCACCAGAGGCTTTGTTCACTTGCCAATGTGCTACGATAACACCACCGTCTGTGTTGCTTTCTAATGTTGATATTGTAAAGTTCATTTAGTTTTTCTCCAGTTCTGTTATACGAGCCTCTAGCTCTTGTATTGTTTTAACTAATAGTGGGACTATTTTAGCTTGGTCTATGCCTTGATAATCAGGATTACCGTCAGCATCTACAGCATCCTTCTCGCCTGTTACAGCATCAGGTACTTGTTCAGCTAACTCATGCGCTAAGAAACCATCTGTTCTTTCGCTTGAACCTATCCATTTAAAATTACAGGGTTTAAGAGAAAGTAATCTAGCAGTTGCGTTAGGCACATCTTGTATGTCCTCTTTAAGCCTGTAGTCAGATGTGGTTACATATTGTGTAGCATTGGCACTTGTTGTAATTTTACCTTTCGTAGTTCCGCTTGCTGTTGCAAATACAATGTTATTCCAAGGAGTGCTTGTACTATTGCTCCACCCCTTCATTGTAAGGGTGGGCATATAAGGGTTGTTATTGGCTAAGATATTACCGTTGGTATTTGTTACATCTAAGAACTTACCTGTACCAGTTATCTCATTACCATTAATATCTAAATCACCACCTAGCTGTGGAGATGTGTCAGATACTATGTCAAACATATGCAATTTTGGCGTTACATATGAAATACCAGTTGGGTCTGTGGTTGTATTAATAATAGTAGCGTTCTTAATAGCATCAATGCTACCTGTGTCATCAGAACAACTATATATTTCTACGCCAGAATAATCTTCAGGCACTTTAACGTAAAGCTCATTAAGTGCTCCATGCTTGAAGCCAAACTGTAAAGAACCTGAGCCAACCTCATAACCAGTTACGTCTAAGTCATAAACATTATTCGAGCCACCATCATCTTTTGTGTGCAAGTAAACCATATAGTCTACGTGACTTTCCAAAGATTCTGAGTTTACATACCCTTTGACATTTAACTGGTAATATTTGCTTGCGCTATTAGTTGCTTTAGAAAGTAAGATTTTTATCCATCTTTCTTCTGGAGTAGCACCTGAACTAGTTCCCCAAATTTTACCCACCACACCGCCATAAACTGCTGTCGTGTCAAACCAAACCTTTTGGTCTATTACTCCCATTTCGCCATCAGAGTATATTCTCATGTCGTTACCCGCACCAAACTGGATAACTTCTTGATTTAATGCTCCATTAGCGTCACCTACAAGTATTTGTTTGCCGTTTACATCTAAGTCACCACCTAGCTGTGGGCTTGTGTCAGCAACTACTGATGCTATACCACCCGCAGGTAAGTTAGTTAAATTAGAGCCATCACCTGTAAAGGATGTAGCTGTTACGTTGCCTGATGAGTCAACTCTCATCCTTTCATTACTACCACTCTTTATAACAAAGTCTGGCAATCCTGTAGAAGCACTTGCATGTAGACCATAAATACCGTTTGTATCATCTAAGAAAAAGTCTGCTCTTCGATTATTCGATGATTCATTGGCATATAAATTAACTCCAACAACATCTCCATTGGTTTGTGACTGTATGAACACGCCTTTATTAATTCCAGAAGGAGTTTGCTTTGCAGTACCACCAATTAAAACATTCCCTGATGAGTCAATACGCAGTGATTCTGTATCGCCTGTATCTATTCTTAAAGCATCGCCAATAGCCCCTACTAAAACTGCTGTATCTGACGAAGTTGTATTATCTTGTAGACTGATATATCCACCTGTGTCAGATGACTCAAAGTTAGCTACAATGTCTGTTGTTCCACCTCTAACATCCAAGGCTCTAATAGGACTAGTAGTACCTATACCTACGTTGCCCCCATTTAGATAAGAATTGCCATCTGAATTAATTTTAGTGGTTAGGACATTAGACCCATCAATTAATTCTAAAACACCATCATAATTAACACTCATTAGTCTTGCCCTATCCCTTAGAGCGGTGTTTCCGTCACTTCCCCATTGAACACGAATAGCCGAATTGCCGTTTGCCTCTGCTTCTTGTACAAAAGTCTCACCCTTAACTGTTAAAGGAGCATCAGGAGCAGTAGTACCTATACCTAACCTTTCGGCACTGGCATCCCAGAAGAACTTAGGCGTTGTACCAGTATCCTCAAAGAAACTAATGTCACCATTATTAGCAATCTTTATTCTGTTCTGTTGTGTGTCAAAGTCATCGCTAGAAGTTCTACCTATAAAGCTACCACCAGAGTTTCTAAACTCAAAGTTATTGTCTGTAGTGTCTGTTTCTTTAAAGCGTAATCTAGGAGTACCTGATTCTATACTAACGATGCCACTAGAAGTTATAGCACCGCTAGAAGCTATATTACCTACGACATCTAGCTTAGCATTAGGACTACCAGTACCTATACCTACGTTGCCTGCCGCCTCACAAAGAGTAACATTACCATTATGCTTTAGTTTAAGTTCAGCACTGTTACTACCTACATAGGTTAGTAGAAAATCAGCATCAGCATTGTCGTTTCCAAAATACCCTTTTACTATTTCATTTGTATTTCTTACTGCAAACCCAGAAGTATCTCCACCAGTGCCTTTAATGTCTAATTGTGATGTAGGATTAGTCCTACCTATACCTACATTGCCTGAGTTGTAGTAAATGTTAGAACCAGAAGTAGTCCACTGTGATGAGCCACCTGCATTTATAGTAGTAGTTAATGTGCCACCATCTTGCTGTGTAAGCGTAAGGGTATTACCAGAGTAATTAACCCCTGTAATGTGGTTGTTATATGCAGTATCCCAATTACTATTGTTGTAGCCTGTAGCAGTAATAGTTCCTGTAACGCTTATCCCTGTGTTAGTAGTAGCTAACTTAGGGCTGTCATCGTAGTGTAAGGTTACTGCACCATCAGCTATACCACTGATATACTTGCCCCCATCAGTATCAGCTAACGATAGATTTTCACCACGTATACTTAATCCACCTGCTCCTGATTCTTTGATTAAAGTCTCACCTAAGAAGTTGTAGATTTCTAACTGATTACTTGCGCCTACAGTAAGCCTAGCATTTCCTAGGTTTAGGTTACCAGTAAGTGACCCACCAGTTAGAGGAAGATAGGGCGTATGTGATGCAGTAATAGTGCCACCATCTTGTTGACCTAACGTGAGCGTAGAGCCACTGAATGAAGCAGAGTTTATTTTGTCATTGTATGCCGCATCCCAGTTAGACTGATTATTGCTTGTAGCTTCAGGGTCGCCTGTAGAAGCGTTAAATGCTAACAGCTTGCCTTTACGCGCATCCTTTAATGGTAGCTCCATAGAAGATGTTGTTACGTCAGTATCTTGTAAACGAAGGCTACGATTGATTGCTGTCTGCTGTTGGTTAGTAGAATGCCATAGACGATCAAAGTCATTGTTGACAGTTGACGCTAAAAACGCACCGCTAGGCTGATAGTTAGTGTCTCTATCTAAATCCATTGCCATAACAATGTTGATTATTGCTCCCTGTGTAGGGTGTATAGGGTTATTATTAGCGTCTACCAAAGTAAACGTAATAGTACCGCCAGAAGCATTGTCTACATTTTGTACAGTGTAGTGTGTATTTAAGGTCTGCTTGACACCATTAAGGTATACATCGACATCAGCCGCATCATTAAGCTGAAACGTATAGTTGTATACACTCTGGGCTGAACCTGCTGTGTAATCGTTTCTAGTTGTGTTTGCTGTAACTGTCATAGTATCCTCTTAATCTTGCACAAATTCTGGTGCTAATTCACCTTGTTTCCACCACTGATCTTGACCAAATTCAGTTTGTCGTTGTCTTGCCATCTTTCTTAATGTTTTTTCTCTATTAGGGTCTACTTCTTGCCTGAATGCTTCTATTAGGTTGTCAGTAAATATCTGCGTATACCATGTATCTGGCGTTAAGCCTTTTATTAAATTTACACCTTCGCCCAATATGTTCGTTTCATCGCCTTTGATGGCTTCTTTAATATTTCCAAGTGTCAAATCGTGTATTTTCATAGCAGTTCCGCCCTGTACACCTACGATAGAATCAGCAAGGGACTGCCCATACTTTCTTGTATCAGCAATAAAAAAGTCTGCAAACAATGAGCCTGCGCCACCTTTTACAAATGCGTCTCTAATAAATGTAGCATCAACATTTCTTGCATCACGCCCTCTAGACATTTCTGTTGCTTGTAATGATAAACCACCCATCATAGTAGAGCCTGCCGCAAAAGTAGTTAGATACGATATTCTGCCACCCATTGTTGCTTGTGACATACCACGCATCCAGTGATTCATAGCTACAGTTATAGGAAATGATTTAATCTGCATAACACTTCGCACAGCCTGACCTATTCCTGTGCCTCTTTGTGTGCCTGCTGTAGTAACTGCTTGCGTTCTAGCATCCATAGTAGGGGTAGCGTATTCCATTTCTTGCAGTATCATTCTGTGAAATTTAGTGCTTTTATCTAGAGTAACATTAGCAAACTTTGCACCCTTGTAGTCAATAACTTCAGTTTTTCTAAACGCATCCCAGTCTTCTTTATTAATGCCATAACGCTCTAACACTTCTTTAAACTCAAGGTCATCAAAAGATTTTTTGAAGCTATCAGACAACATCCCTGCAAACTCCATGGTAAAACCTTTTTGCATAGCCTGTGTCCAAGCCTCTAGCCCTGATGCCCGCAATGTGATTTCAGCAACTTTTGCTGTTACTCCAGTACCATATGTGTCAGAATATTTATTAAGGCTGTGCGCTCTACCCATAGTTGTATCAATAACAAAACCCATTCTAGCTAATACATTGCGAGCTTCTTCGCCACCACCTGCGGCTTGATCTTTTAATAATTGTGCTTGGCGCATAAATACTTTAGTAGCACTCATTTTGTTATACTTAGCTGTAATGGTAGCTGTAGCAACATCTGTAAATGATGCTAATACCGCACTACCTAGCTTAGATGCTACTTCAATATTACGCCATCCTTGCATAACGTCAGCTATTCCAGTTACTTGACCGCCATTCACTTCACCGCTAATAACTTTATATAAGTTATCGTAATACTGTAAACTAGCACCAGAAATAGGCTTATCATTTTTAACAGACTCTCTCACTGCATACGACTTTAATGCTTCATACATATTTCTAGGGTTTGTGCCTAACACCTCTACAAGTGCAATATCACTAGCCTTGCTTTGTATGTGATCAGTAAGTGTAGTAAATATATCGCCTCTGCCAAATCTGTTTTGATACTGTATCCAAGAGTTACCATCTTTAAAATACAAAAATCTTTTTTCGCTACCTCTGCGCGACAGCTTACTGCCCATGCCTCTAGGCGCGCCTAACTCTGGTGCTTTATTCATGCCGCCAGATTTAATTGTTTGATAGGTATATCTTAATCCCTCTTCAAACTGTACATCATCTAAAGTTTTGCCTGCATCATCAAGCATTTTGCTTCTATCGAGCAGTGGCTTAATGTAATCAACCCATTCATCTTCAGACAGCTTACTAACTCTTTGCATATCGTGGTGTTGTGGCAATAACCAATCTTCATTCTTGCTTACACTACCACCTGACTCATTAAACTTTGCTCGCATATTTTCAGTTACTGCGCGCCAATCTTTTGCAATTTGCATTATTTTAGGATCGCCTACATCTTCCCCATAAACAGCCCTGACAAATTTATCAAGTGCATCTTTATCTTGTGTAAGCCCAAATGTTTTGGTGCTAAACTTTTCTAATCCATTAGCCCACTCTGCAAGAAATCGTTTTGTGTAGACTTTTTGCATAAAATCCACATTTGCATACTTAGCCTTACCTGTTATATCTTTGCCCATCAAAGATGCTAGTCCAGTACCAAGCCCATCAGGATGTGTAGCCATAGCGTCAATAGCATTAGATATGCGTATAGCATCTACAACCTTCTCCCTGCGCTCACGCGATAATTTGTCAGCAATATCCCTAATTACTTGCGCTTGGTCAGGTGCGTCAAGTATTTCATCAGCCATTTTTTGACTGATCTTTTTTTCTTTAACAGCAACATTTATACAGTAATCAAAACTAGACACGCGAACACCTCATTATTGATTCAAGACCCTCAAGGTCATCGTCTATAGCTTTAACTATATCATCTACAGGTTTAAGAGTTACCGCTCCATCGTCAGCTAGTTCAATAGCTAACTTGTTTTCTAATGTATTGTAGATAGCTACTTCCTCGTTGTATGCTTTATTAAACCCTGCTTCAGATAGTGCCGCATCTTGTAGCCCAGTAGTATTAGCTTTAGGCGCAGGCGGTTTAGCCTTTGGTATATATTCTTCTGGCTTAACTGTATAAGTTTCTATAGCTTCTCTTACAGCCTCATTGTTTTCGAGGATGCGTAAATCTTTTTCTATATTAGATTTAAACAAGTCTTTAAATACAGACTCAACATCATCAGCAGTTTCTAACCTGTTTATAATTTGATCAATTTCTTTTGCATTAGCACTATCAGCATCTAGCGTCTTTAACTTGTCTCTAAGCGATTGTATTGCGATTTGACGCGCTTTATCAATAGACTTGATAGTACCATTAGTAAAACCCTCAAACGCCTCTAACGCCAATTCCTCGGCTCTAAAGCCCTTTTGCAATCTTAGGTTTTCAGCTAACTTTTCAATAGTGTATACAGACTCAGTTGCAGGCTTGCTATTTTGCTGTACCCAGTCATCTAACTCTTTTTGTACTTTTGCATCGAGTTTAGGTACT